TTTGATGACTGGCGACTTCGCGTTTATCTTGGAGTTCTGTATTGAGTTCTTGAATTTCCGAAGCATCATTTGATATTTTGTTTCAGTGATTTGCTCCGAGTTTAATTCTTTGTCGCGGTGTAAAATTCGATCAAGTATTCCCTCACAAATAAGCTGACCACCCATTGCCTGAATCTGTGGGTCGAGCTTGCACAACTCGCGGGTTTTTCTGATAGAGACGGGACCGCGCGTTTCGACAAGCGTATAAACCTGTGCCGAATACATCTCGGGGCATAACGTGGCCGTTATGTTCGTGTACTTCGTGTTGATCGCGGACACTATTTCGCCGAACGTGTTTGTTGCGCTGTCCGCGCAGTTGATTGAATACGCCCCTGACTCCGGGCCACCCACAACGCTGAAATCAATCGTCGTTGCGCCGAATGTGATCGTGACAGTTGTTTCGGAATCCCCGGCGTGTTCAATCGCAAACGCGTAAGGCGCAATCCTCTTGTAGTACCATACTTCAAGCGTCTTGGCCTCACTCGGTATGGGCCACAACGCAATCGTATTTTTCCCAAACCACGCCCATTCTTGCGGTGCTGAAATAACGTCGGATGATGTCATAACCCGCTCTTGGTTCTGTTCAAGCGGTGTGGTGTCGTACTTCATTTTAAACGGTTCAATGCAATCAGCGGGCAATGATACTCCTGCCGCGCTTGCCGTGGTTGTAAGTGATGCCGTGGTTACAATGCAATTTGTTTCTTCTGATATTTCCTGTTCGACAAAGCCACCAATAAGCCGCACATAATACGGCGTTACGCTTTTCCCGGCGGAAACGTCGTAACTGGCTTCTTTGCGGATATATTCTTCAATGTCTTTCCAGAGCATTGCGTGCCCCCGTTAATCCGTCATATATGTAATGCTAAACTGTGCGGTAAAATCCTCATCGTTTGGTGCATCGGATTGTGTGCTTGTAGCCGTGTCCCACTGCTGGAGATACAGCTTTTTATCATTCGAGTTGTCCACATAGCCAATCATGATATTCCCGGCGGTAAGCCCAAACCCCGCCAATGTTCCGACGGTCATGTTTGCATAATATCCGGACGCGGTTTTTTGTGAAATTGGCAATGTAACGTAAGGTGTGCCGGTTGGGGCGATTGCACATGATCCACCTACGGTTAGGCGAATATCGACATGAACCACGTTGCCAATTTGCGTGTATGTGCCGGTCGCTTCGGTTGTGGCCGTGGCACAATCGCCACCATCATCACCGGCGTAGACAACGGTATAAGTCCCCTCGTTGTACGTGTCCATCGGCTCGTCATCAAACTGGAGCGTGTTCGCGGTAACGGGCCACGCCATCGTAATCATTTCAGTGCCGCCGACCATCGTAATGGGAGCGGCGAGAACGCCGTCATCCACGACGCGGAAGTACATGCCGCCGTCAATCGTGCCCGTGGCCGGGGAAACAATTTCCGTGGCAATCTGCCCGTAGGTGTAGAGCGTGGACGTGCCGGTGTCATTAAGCCCTTCCCACGTAACATTGAAAATATCGTCGCCGGCCTGTGCCACCTGATAAATCGAGCCGTCCCCGCGCTTTCTATCCAAGAGCAGAGAGCCACCATCGGCAGTGTTCGCGTTGTTTTGGACCCGCGCGCCGCCAAGTACAACGGTCGTGCTGGCGAAAATGACGTTGGTATTGTCGATGCCAGAGTAGAATCCCGCCGCAATGTGGCCGTAACCTGAAACGGCAAATGCCTGATTCACAACTCCATCAACGCGAGAATTGAACTTCATCAAATCTGATTGCGCCGCCGTGGTCGTTTGGTTGAACCAGTTGTACCCGAAATACGGCGCGGTCGACGCGTAATACGTTTTTGCTGAAACCGCATTATTCCCGGTTGACGCGTGATCAACCAACAGGCTTTCGTTGCCAGAACCATTTTGTTGCGCAATATAAATCCCGCGTGCGTTCGCAGCGTTTGTGTCTATCTGGATGCCGCCCGTGCTTCCGGTATTTGTGATATTAATCCCGTACCCGGCCCGTGTGGTTTTCGTAATATTCAACACGTCGCCGGTGTTCGTACTCGCAAGCCGCGCGGCCACACCCGTGCCAGTCGTATTAGGCATGGTAATCTGAAGCCCGTCGCCGCCCTGCCCTGGCTGCGATGTATGCGTTATCTGCAACGCGTCGTAGGTTGCCGTGGCTGAAAGTTCCATCGTGTTAGCGTCCGTGCGCGCGCCCGTGTTGCCCGTCTCAAGCGTACTCTGGAGCGTTGACGGCGTGCTGCCCGCCACATAGCTATCAGCCACAAGCTCCTGCTGAAACTTGAAGAAGCCGACCGAGGCCACCAGAAAGAACGTGACACATATTTTCGTAATCGCATTTTTCATCTCTTACCTCCGAGCCTGTGAATAAAGCGTGCAGTCGCCCGTGTGCGCATTGTAATACCGAACCCCGGTCGCCGCGATTGCCGCGTCCTCGATAACGATACAGGCGTTCGGGAACAGCGGAACGCCGCTTGTGGCTGACGCGTCAGTGCCGTCAAAGCGCATCGTGACAATGCCCGAGCATGAGTTGCACACCATAACTTTTGTTGAAGTCGCGCTCAATGTAATCGTTCCGGTCGCCGTGGTTGCCACCGTCGCGTAGTCGTACTCCCAATCTGTCAACACCGTGGGACTGGTTGTAACGGTTCCATCAACCGTGAGGCTTGATGCGTTGTCATCCACGCTCACGACATTCGTGATCGTGCCGACTGTGGTTACAGCCGTGAGCGTGCCGGTGGCAATATTCACGTTTTGCGCACTGTCGGTACACCGGAGATATTCCGCTGATAAATCAGTTGTGGTTTCAAGGCACTGGCCTACCGACGCGTCAGCACGGGGCGCAAGCAGCAGCAGTGACACCGCAATCGCAAGGAGAAACCTTTTCATTTTCATCCACGTCCTTTTCAAGTAATTTAACAAGGCTACTCGCTTCACATCTGTAAAAATCCTCGATCAGCCCAAATGAAGCGTCTATCCAAAAAGGCGCATCGTCTTCTGGAACCATGTCGCCGTCTGGAAATACAAGTTTGAGAAATTTCGGCGTGTTCGCCGCCCGCAAAAATCCTTCGTTTGTGTAAACGGTTATTCCAATATCTTTGATATAATGATTTCTCAAATCCGATTCGACAAAACTTTTCATTGCATCTTCTTTGTTGTACCAGCAAAGTTCATTGCCTATTGAAATAATTTGTTTCGCGCCCATCCACATTGCTATTTCGAGTGCGTTTATACCGACAACATTGTGGGCGTGGGTTGCGTAAAGCCGCGTTCCAAACCGCGACTCAATGAGCTTTTTGTTTATGTCTGAAATCATTTTATCATTCGGGTTGAACGTCGCGAATGGGTATATTTTTGCCTTGCCGAGTTTTTCATAAACCATTGGGCTGTTGAATACGTTAAGTGCAAACACGTCGTCATTTTCAATAAGGCTGTCGTCAAACATGTCCACGATAATATTTTGTACGTCAATGGATACCGTGATGTCCGGCTTGATACCGTTCTGTTTCAGGAAATTAAATGACTTGTCCACGGCCATGATCTTTACGCCGTATTCCGCGAGCTTCTTGATGTGTTCAATCTCACTGTAAAGCGACGGCCCCGCGCCGACAACAAGACACGGCTGGCCTTCCCATGAACCGTAAAGACTTTTCAGCGGGGTCAGCTTCTTGATCGTCTCGGTATTCTGATCAATGTTAAACGCCAAGTATTGCCACCAATGAGAAATCCATTTCGCGTGCCATGTCTGCGCGTAGTTCTTCCGGTAGCGCATCTTGAACGCGGCAGACATGCACTTTCTGTAATCGAATTTTCTCATTGGTCTCCTGAAAATCCGAGGGGCCGAAGCCCCCCGGTTATATTTCAGTTACACTTCGTCAGTTGCTTGCGCTCTGGATGATCAGATAGGCCGCAACAGTGTCCTGACTGTCGACGTCTGCGGCGGTCGCAATGCCAAACGCATTGTAAGTCGGCGCGGTTCCGCCAGCCACGGAATCGCATGTACCGGTTGAAGAAAGCCCGATAAGCGAATCACCGGCGGCAATGTCATCGTCGCCGTTGGTTTTGACTGCCGTGTGGTCGCCCCACGTCTGCACCCATCCGAAGCTGCCTGCGGCAATCGCGTGATTGCCAACGCCTTTAACGAGATTCCGCACAGCGGCGGTTCCGCTTGTGGTGAACACGCCCTCCGTGGACGTGTAGTAAAGAACCGAACCATTTGCGCACGCCCCGGACGCTGCCGCAATCTGGCAATAGATGTAACTCTTGTCGCCAACTTTGCGGGTGGTTCCGAGCGTAAACTTCTGATCGGTTCCTGTTACCGTGAGTTCATCAAAAATAAGGCCCATTTCTTTTTTCTCCTTTCGTGGTTTAGCTTGTCACCGTCAGAATGCCCTGATAGCGGGGGTTGCAGCAGATAAGCTGCCCGGTCCACGTGATGTACTTGGTTTTAACAAGCTGCGTGGTTCCCTGTAAGAACGGGGTCGCTACCATGTCATCGTCCTGGTGGACTTTGAGATAGAGGTAGTCGGTGTTGAGCATGTACACATGGTAGTCCGAGCAGTTCTTGTCTACAATCAGCGGCACGCCGTTGAAGTAGATGTTCTGGTAACCCATTTTTGCCACTTCGGCAACGCCAAGCTGCTGGCGCGCGTCGGCCAATTCCCACAGACGGTCGAAAATGGCCTGAGTCGTGACAATCACGTCGGGGTGGTCCGCGCCGTCACTGCACTTGCCCCACAGATTTTGGAGCATCTTCATTGTCAGCGCCGTGGTCGCAACGCCGGTGGCGGTGTACTGGTTTTTCCAGAAGTCCGTCGCCGTGGTCGAGTCGCGCGTGATGCCGCCGTATGCCCCGGCGGTCGGGTTCGAGGTCGGGTCAATCGGAACAGCCGCTTTGAGGCCCACGAGCGGCGCCATGCCGTATGTGGCCTTCACGCCGTCGCCAAACAGCGCGGTTGTCAGATTGTATTCCATCGTTTTCTTGGCGTTCTCGTACTTCGCCTCCAGAAGATCGAACACGGCCGACTTGCCACGGTTCGCGAGATCGTCGGTGTACGACAGGGAAATATCGACCTCGTAGTGCGCGGGCTCGAAAATTGCGTTTTCGACAAGCTGCTTGTCCACGGGGGTCAAGTCCTGCATACCGGTGTAGGAGCCGCCGTTGCCGCGCTTGTTCATGATCGGCTCGGCGAGGAACACGCCGCCGTCGTAGGTCTTCTGCTTTTCGCGGAGCTTGTTCAGAATAAAATGCTTCTTGAAGATCGTGTCTTTCAGGGTGGAATCGAACTGTCCCATCGTGGACGTGTTCAGATTGTCCCATGTGATGGTTCGTGAGGACATTGTTTATTTCCCCTTCCTTTTTTGCTTTTTGTTACGAATCCGATTTCAATGCCGCCGTCAAATCCCTGAAACTGGAATATTTCACTGGCGGCTTTTCCGGGTTCGCCGGTGATCCTGGCGAAGCATGACGCTCGGATGCCCGGGCCGCAGTTGGTTCTTTGGCCTTGACAGCCGCGCTTGTCGAATGCCCATTGCCGGATACCTTTTTACCGAGTCGTTTCAGCCTGTAGGTCGAAATTCGGTGGTGCGCTTCATGCTGTATAAACGTCTTTGGAAACTTGGCGATAGCGGGATCATTCTCTTTCAATCCCTGCTTGGCGAAGTCGCGGATAATGTAGTCTCGCGCGTCCGGGTCTGTAATGCCCTCTTCACGCAAGGCCGTGTCAATCGCGTCCATGAGTTTTGACTTGGCTTGCCCCACGAGGCCGATTGTCTGTGTTTCGGTGAGTTCTGAATAAAGCTCATTGACGGCATACGCGAGATACCGTACCGAGTCACCGACTTCCTTAGAGACTTCGCCTTCCTCGACTTGCGCGGCAATGTTTCTGTCAACCCATTTCGCGACATCCGCGACTGACGGTTTTTGTCGATTCTGCTGCGGTGCCGCCTCTTGTGGAGCGTCCTTTGAATTGGCAATCTTCTCGACGAGATTGTGGTATCTGTCCTTGTAGGACTGTTCCTCTCGCCGGGCAATTTCCGCTTCATCTGGTTCGGCATCCTCATCCTCGAAATATTTCATTCGAAGATCGTCTTCGCTTATGCCGCCGTCTTCGCCTTTCGCCTCCCCGTCAACTGTGCCGTCATCGGGTGATTCAGGTTCCTGATTACCATCCTCGGGCACTTCTGTTTCAGGGTCCAATACTGTTTCGTCTGCGTCCATTGTTGGTTCCCGATTCGATTTATGAACGGCTACCGGATATACCGATCCGTCAATCCTCGACTACCGGGCCTCCTTTGGGTGTTTGTGAAGCCGCCATTTTTTCGGCTGATAGAATCCGTCGTAACTCGTTAATCTGCTTTGTGTTGGCCTCAACTTGCGAAGTCCACTTTTCAGTGTCGTCGCTCATCTGTTGGCGAAGTGTTCTGTATTGCTCTTGAATCTCCATTGACTGTTGCTTTATTTGAGCCGAGCCAGCCTGTGTCTTCATGGCAAACTTGGCGCGTTCAACTTCGTCCTCTGCCTTTTGAAGTGCCGCCGCGTACTCTTGCATTTGCTGCTGTAGCATTTCATTCTGCTGTGTAAGCTCTTGAATGATGTTTTTGAGTCCGGCGGCTTCATCGGCATCGGCCAATATCTCTTCGGCGTTATCAACGCGGAGAGTCTTAATAAGATGTTTGCGCCCGACGACGGGGCCGCCATCTTCGGCAATCATGTTCCCCAATGTCAAAATCGTGTTGGCTTGCGACACAGGGTCAATCGGCATGATCGAGTCCGGCATTACATTTATGTCCGCGCCCCAAAGAAACATGTCGAGCGGCAGCGGTAGCTTGTGCCATTTTTTGTCGTAAATAACCTTATATCCTGCTTTTGCAATGGAGAGAAACAAGCTGAAATATCCCGTTCCAATCCGGCTTAACGTGTTCGCATACTGGTTGACCGACAACGACATGGTTTGCGAGACGCGGCCATTCTCAATCATCATGGCCTTGCCCGAAACCACTTTGCTGTAATTATCGCCCTCTGATGGGGTGTTGATTCCAACGGATTCTTTGGCGTGGCGCGAGAAGAAAATATGCGCGTCCATCGCCTCTGTCAGCATGTTTTGCGGCTTGTGATACTGTATCGCGCCGATGCTGTTTACTTTTTGTTTTATCCCAATTTGATTCGAAAGGTTTTGTATATTTGCTTCTTCGCCTTCTTCGTAGAAAAGAATATCATTCCCGTTGGCGCGGAGGTTGGCCTGACCGAGTTGGACGCATTCCGTGGCAATCAGGTGATCATTCATTGCATCCTGTGCCGGCGCGCGCCCGTGAAGGTCGTCAATCGGGTCTGGAAAGAAACTGAAAACAGGACCGCCAACAACATCATTGGCCTCGTCTTTCAAAATCCATAAGCCTGATTCGGTTTCCTGCCCGGGAATGAAAGTGATTACACGGCCATTCGGGTAAACATATACTTCATCGTAGATTTCAAACTGTGATGCTGTTTCAAGGTCAACGGTTGTATCGTCGTAGCAAAACGCGCGGACAACAAGCGCACGCCTTACTTTGAATTTATTTTCCCCATCGGTTACATCAAAATTTTCCTTGAACTCTGAATATTCAGGGATTGCCTTTATTTTGTCCTCATTGATTCCGTACTCTTTTGCAATGTCGCGGACATCCATCGGCTTAATGTGAAAATATATTTTTCTGTCGCCGATGCTTTTCGCAAGGGGATCTTCAATTATGTTTTCCTGCGGGATATTTTCAAGGATGATGTGCGGCCCGGATCCAGGCCACGCACCCGGCTTGTTCTCCACAATGCGTATCTGTACGTCGCCGCGCCCGTGGAGATACCCATGCGTGCAAAGCACGTTAAGAATGCCCTGTTTTGAATTATCATGGTGGAGCCAACGGATAATATTCTGGTCTATCAGATCGTCAAAAAATTCAAGCGCGCCAGCCTCGTTAATGTCTACGAGTTGCTTTTCCCCGTCCGGCCCATCCTCGTAAACAAAACCATTGTGTTTTTCAATACCTTCCTCAAACCATCCGAGCTTATTGGTCGCGGCATTGTACATGACGTTCTGTTTAAAATTCTCAACGGCGTATGGGTCGATGTCCCAAACAGGAGATTCTTTCAATTGAAACGATGTGTATGTTTTCGCAGTGTCGCTGATAATGTTGCTGTTGAAAAGCATCCGTCCCATCTCTTTTGACCCGTCAGTCTGATCAAAAAAGTCGGGCGGTTTCTTGGCTATGTATTCCGCATCATAAAATTTAATTTCCTTGATTCTGTCTTTGTGGAGTTCGTACGCCTTTTTAAAAACGTCGCGGAGATTGAATAAATACTCGTGGTCCTCTGGTAGTTTTTCGGCGTTCTTAACGCGAAAATGGCTTAGGCACGTCGTGAGTTTTTCAGCGTCGTAGGTCTTTCTACCGGCCAAACCGCTTCACCATTTTCCATTCGTTTTCGGCGACGATGGTTGACAGTGTTGCGCGGAGTGTCACGCCGTCGCTTTTGAATTTCAACAGGTCGGGAATAAGGTCAAAGGCGCGCGGGCCACAGTAAACCTGAAATTCGTCAAGGTTCTCGAAGTTCATGTTGTGTTCTTTGGCGACGTGCCAAATCTCTTTGATCAAAACCGACTCGTAATCGGTAGCGTCCGAAATTTTCTTGGCCGTCTCGGACCCGCATTCTGGGCATTTTTCAGTTTCGCCGAGTTTCTTTGCCGCCATGAAGTCCTTTTTCGTCGGATAGGACCAGTCATGGCCGCACTTTTCATTGAGGCATCGGACCTCGTACACCGGCACGTCGATATTCGCGCCAGAATCCGGCACAATGCCCCTGATTTCAGCCGTGCCGCCACCAAAATGGTTATTGTTGTTCACCCACCCCTTAACGTAAAAAAGCCCGTCAGTGGGCTTTGTGGCTTTGGCTTCGGCTTCGACTGCCTCTGCTCGCGCGGATGATGCCTTGCGGTTGGCTTCGCGCTTGAAGTGCAGAAACACGGCTGAATTAGGATCAAATTCGGGAAGTTGTGCGCTCATATTGTACCCTTTTTACAAAATGTACATTCTGCAAACAATGTACCTTATCATTTCAGGGTACAACAAAATATACACCGTGTCAATAGGTGTATAAAAATATATTCATGTTGGTTTTGGCGTTATTTTACGACGGTCATGCCCTTGTAGGACTGGCCGATGCGAAGTTGCCGCATGTTTTTAAGGTCATTCAGCCGCGCCTCGATGCTGTCTTTGCCTTGCAGGTCGCTGAATGCGCTCTTAACCATTTTCGGGTCGCGGTAGGCCTGGACGGCGATTGCCGCTGACATCAAAGCATCATCCCGGCACCCGCGCGCGGCCTGAAACTTCCCTTTTATGTCAATGAATGTTGAAACCTCTTTGATAAATTCCTTCGAGTAGAAAGAACAGTACCCCAAATTCACGGCTTCGCAGAAATTGTCAATGAGCGGCCCGCGCGTTTTACTGGTGGTCATCCAACCGAGCTTGTTTGTCCCGCGTGTCCGGGTCACATTGAACGTCTGTGAGTTCATCATGCGCGACGATGGGTATTTCAAATCCTTATGCAGCTTTTTAATGACGGATATTCCGTGATTGTTGGCCTCAATCGCCGTGAACGCCTTGAAATACATTTCGGCGATAACGTGGATAATGTAGGCAAGGTCAGTCGGTTCACACTTGCCGTACCAACTCGCCACCTGATACGGTGACAACACGCGGTCCTGACACCCGAGCAACACCGGCAGGTGCCACGACCTTGCAAATATTGCTCCGACATCAATAACCGTTATTGCGTGATTGTCGCGGCTGTACTTTTCATCGTCGTCCACGCCCTCAATTTCAATGCCCTCTGAAACATCGACCCCAATAACATACGAATGCCCCTTCTGCGGCATCTCGAACATTGTGAACCGGCCATCACTGTTCCGTCGCATCCTGTGTTCATAAGAACCGTTGTCGAGCTGGTTAACTATCGTTATTTCCCCGATCCACGGACGCTTGAATTCCTTGAGCTTTTCCATGAGCAGATTGTGATTGTTGTTCAGCTCCTCTTGGATAACGCCGTCAAACACGTTGTGGCCCTTGCCCAAAAATGCCTCGCGCTCGTTGATCGGGTATTCCTGTTTGAACTGGGTATCAGACCCGTTGCACTTTTTGTTTATGATGTACCGACGCCAGTGCATCTGTTCGAGCGTGAGATTGTAGGCCCGCATCAAGGTATGTTCTTCGTCTTTCAACTCCTTGATAAAATCATCCCGGGTAATATCGTCAAGCGCACCGGCAATCTTATCATAGACAAACGGCATGGTGTATTCTTCAATCTCATGCCACCCAACAAATATTCTGGAAATTCCGTCACGGATGTCGCTCGTGTACCGCTTGTGGAAATAAGTCCCCTGCCCCTTGGCCGTCGTTTCAATCCACAGCATCGAAAGAGGTTCCTCGGGTACTGCCTGTAACATGGCAAGGAACGCACCCTCCGGGTCACGCCACAGTTCAATCTCGCTCGCGTGGAGGCCATGTGTGGTCGTTGACTTCAACAAATCATCGTCGTACCCGCTCTCGACGTTTATCTCCCCATCCTCTTTATCCTCAATCGACGATTTCAATATTTTCATTTCTGACTTGTTCGGGTCGTTCTCATACGCAACTTTCAGTTTCTGGTGAATCTTTTTGCTGAATTGTGTCTTGTGCGCAATAATAAATTGCAACCGCCCAGGCATGGCCCGCTGAAACAAATAAAAAAGCAGGGCAATGAATGTGCTGCCGCCGAACTGCCGCGCTTTCAACAGCATAACCGCGATTGGCCGGTCAAGTGTCGCCTGGTCCCACGCCGCTTGAAGCATTTTGCGCTGACCGGTATTAAGTTTTATTTCCTGCTTTTTCCCTTTTTTGTTTACAATCCGAAGCCGCTGAATGACAGCCACGAACCGTTCAATCCGGCATTTGCCGAAACTCCTGATAACCTCATCTTCGTATTCTTTGTCAGCCGCAATGCGACGCTCAAGTTCTTTCTGAAATTCTTTTTCGCTGAGGACGCCCCGCTCGTTTTCTTTCTGTGCGCTTTCCCACCGCGCCTTGGCCTCATCACGTGCCGCTTCCAGTATTTCAAGCTGATGCTCAATTTCAGCGTCGACAACTTCTTTTAATTCAACTTCACTTCGGATTAATGCCTTGTAAACATCGTCTTCGGGGATTGGTCTTAAATTGTCTATCCCATATTCTTCTTGAATTTTATTTTCTTCTTCGGTCATGTGCCAAACACCAAAGCCTTGTTTTGTTTGTTCATTGTTTTTTTCATATCAATTTTTATATCACTCCATTTTATGCAGCCAGTAGCCGGGTAAACATCCACATCAAGAGTCTGTTGGCTCCTTGAGATATCGAAAGTCACATATTCAGGTGGCATCTCTGTCCAAATACATGCCTCCCCGGGATTCTCCAACTTCAATATCCGATATTCCAACTCCGATATTCGTTCATTTAATTTTTTCTTCTTCATTGTCCGCTCCCTTCAAGTTGTATCGCCTCCATCTGCGCCACCACCCACATCACAAAATCACTCTGGCTCTTGCGCTCCCTCTGACATACCGCGTTGAATCGCGCCCGTTCCCCTTGGCTCAACCTGAAATTGATATTCACGTCACGCCCACCATCCACCTTGTTCGGGCGTCCCACTCTGATTCCGTCGTTGTCAGGCATCGAAAAATACCTGCCCCGTCCATGTCACATACGCCACGTACACAGTTTTATCTATGTTGGTCAATAACGGTGTGAAGCAAAGCGTGTCCAGCGAATGGCTTTTAAGTTTGGCCTTGCGTATTCTGATGATGTCAACGCCAACTCTGTCAAGCTCTGGGATTATATCTAATCCGCAGCCAACGATTTTCTTTTCATCGTGCATCAAATAGTGCAGCATGTCTTTCTCAAGCCGGTCAAACGCCGCACCCACTTTGATGTTGAAGAAAAATGCCAACTCATCATTTTCAAGAGCCTCACACATTATCATTTGCTTTCGGGAAAGGCAAATTTCGTTTTGGTAATGCGCCGGCGGCTTCGATACAAACCCGCCACGAACCGAGTTGATTATTTCAACCCCTCCATCATACCGCTCCTTCCCGGCGTCCAAAGCCGCAAGTATCTCATTCTGAAACCCAGCCCGCTGATGTACCTCACAAATATGCCGCACAATCCTTTGTACCCGCTCGCTCACTTCGTAACTCATTCCATTTACCCCCATTCCTTTAACTACCATATCCATTTTATTTAATTTTGTCAAGTAGTCGCCGCTTTCTCGCCAAGGGACGTTACTGTGTGTGTGTATAACAGATTCCTTAACCCGATATATATATATACCCCGCGCCACGTCAAGTCATCCGCTGACCGGGGAACCTAAACGAAATCGAGCCGGGGGCCCCTGGGCGTTTGAAATCGTGACAATGATATGCGGCACGCTCTGGCCAGTCTGTAACAATATGTTCATGGTGCGCGCTGGCCGTCGCCATCACCATGGCCGTGACACTCACAACATAACAAACAATCTATAATAATATGAAATTGTATTGAATACACATTTAATACAAAAAGGTGTATGATATCTATATAATTTTCAGCTTTGATTGAAACATACGCGCGCTTATCTGATAAATTGTACAATAGTGATATTATCGTACACGCACAGAATGCGATTTGCGGGCTTTTTAATGGTATATTGATAGTATGATATCAATTCCCGGAATTTGCGGCTTGCGTGATTGTAGGCGCTCGGGCCTGCCCACTGGCCACTGTCACGATCATGCCGGATATCGACCTTTTAGTGTATAAATATTTATACAGGTATGTTGTGTCGTGTCAACTCCAGGACGGCAAGCTTGTAGTCTTGAGGACTACAACGCTGCAATGAAACGCGTGCGCGCGCGAATAAAAAAATAAGATACCGCTTCTTATGGAATAAAAATATGCTGTTGCTACTATCTACCCATTGGGATAAAAAATAGGACTACCGAAAATATCAATACTCGGACAACTGGCTCTAGAAAATAATACATAAAATCATTTTACCAAAAAGATTAAAAGCATTTAATAAACAATAACAAATGCTTTTTATTATTTGAGTTATGGTTTTTTCCGCCCGTGCGCGCGTGCGCATACGATAATTACTCTTATATATAAGATATATGTCGTGAAAATGCCTTTATTCATGCGGATAAAAAAAACTTTGAAAATATTTATAAATAAGTATTGACATTATTATAAATAGGATTATAATGTAAGTAGGCCAGTGAGACACACGGCGCGGCCACAACTTAGAAAAGAGGATAACGAAATGAAATATCCAACACTTGAAAAGCTTTCAAAAAAATACGGGGACACTGTTGAATCAATTGCCCGCGACATCTTTGAAAATATGGCCTGTGGAAATAATCTGTTTTCGACAAAAGAATGTGCAGAAGCACGCAAATATATTTCAGATCATGAAATCAAAACAGGCCGCTGGAACACTTATATAAGAACAACCGTTTGACCCGTTAACCGGCTGCATTCGTGCGGCTGCTTAACCGGCCATGCTGGAAAAACCCGCGCTGCGGGAAACTTGAAACGAGGTTAAGGACATGACAACAATCTTAAAAGCAACAGCAGACAAAAACCCACGTGGCGGGTATTCATGCATTATGACCTGTACTTTTGACGGGATAAACCAATGCAATACTCATTTCGGCGAACACTCAATAGCTTCTTTTTTGTATGAAGTTTTTCAAGCAAGATCGGGTAAAATTCCAGTTGTTAACGACATTTTTATCAATGGGAAAAAAATCCCGCACTATGAATTAAAGAAAATGATGTTGCGCAAACTGGCAACAGCACGGAAAACGGGACGCGGCAGCGAACACTTTCCCGAAGTCGCAATCATTGGAATTGATGCACAATATCAGTTGACGAAATCAGCCTAACCCCCGCGCGGCGGATCCCTTCGGGGATCTTCCGGGCCGGTGTTGACCGGGCAAATTATCGGAGGTGATTGAAATGAAACGCAAAATAGGAAACACGGTATTCATGAATGAAGACGCATTAGAAAATTATGGCAATGGATATAAAGACAAGCCATTGACCATAACGCACATTGCGACAAAATACATGCCTTCAAAACAATTTTTTGCAGAGGGAAAACCTAAGGGCTATCATCCAGGCTATGATGAAAGTGTTAGCCCTATGGCACTATATGACTTCGAAGAACTGGAATTTTCTCTTTACGAATGGGAAATAGCATAACCCGCGCCCCCGCGCCGGTGACCCAGCCTAAAAACTGGAGATCCGGGGCCGGGAACGGCACTAAAACGAAGGAGGCGATTGAGATGGAATTTAAGCCAATTGATTTTTTTGGTAAGCCAGTCAATTCGGGCGATCTTGTACAAATCGTGGAAAAGAAGTACGGCCATGGATTTGAATTTTTTGAATTGGCCGAAGTTACGAGAGTTACAAATCATAATTTTTTAATTACCGGCAAAAATGATTTTTGGTATTTACACAACGAGGAAATTGTACGAATTGGCAAAATCTAAGCAAAATAAGCCGATAGCGGCTACGAATGGAGAGTGACTACCCCGCGAGGCCGAAAATAGCCTCGAAACGCGGTAAAAACAGCACCAAAACCGCTTGACGCGGTGTGGTATAAAAACGCAAAGGAGCGTGAGTCATGAAAACGAAAATCCTGATTACTGGCAAACGGGAAATTGAAAAATTCTCCGAGTTTTACTATGAATGCAAAGCGGGCGGCAAATGTGGGCTTTGCGGCTGCGAGATTCCGGCCAACCACGACAATACGGTCGAAACATTCGCAATTTTGGGCCAGCCTGCAAAGTTGGTCCGGGCCAGCGACGGCGACGAAATGTACACGGTTTATTTAACCGCATGGTGTACGCCGTGCGGGCTGAAATTCAACACGTGGATGAATGAAAACAGAAAAAAAGGAGCGTGACGAGATGTTAAAATGTCCAAAATGCGGGGCTTGGATTACATCAAAAGGCTGTGAAAACTGCGGATATAAACGCGGCAAGCGTGACGAGATGAGCGGACACACACCAGGGAAATGGAAAACAGTAAAAACCCAAGTGCTTACAGGATGGGAAATACACGTTGTTGACGAAAGAGGGATATCAATTTGCGCAACAAATCCAAACGAGCCCATTAGTATTCAACAGGCCAACGCGCGGCTGATAGCGGCGGCGCCGAAGACGAAACAACAGCGTGACGACCTGCTTTGGGCGGCGAAAAAACTATTTGCCGTGTCAACATCAGATTATACTGACCAAGACAAAATAAACGCATGGCTTGAACTCAAAGCCGCCATCGCCAAGGCCGAGGGAAAGGAGTAACAAAAATGCTACAGGAAGCAATGACTGTTTTGTCAAATCCGCAACTTTACGGAATGCACGGCGTGATCCTGCTGACCAGCATCGCCACTGCCCTACTGGCTATCGGCTACCGTTTAAAGTAATTCTAAGCCACGAAAAGCCCCGAGGTATACGTCGGTATACCTTAGGGCCGTTTCGTCACACCAGCGTCCATTTAGGCACACTGTGAGCCATTGTGGATAAATTCTGAAAGGGGTTATAAACATGACAATGAACCGAAAGCTCCAAACATTCATCACTGACGAGATGTTCACGGAGATCGGCCAACACCAAGAGGCTGAAATGAAACTGACCGGGGAGAAACCAAGCGTGGGCTGTATCGTCCGGCGCGCGCTGCGGGATTATCTGAATTCAAAAAAACCTGAAACGGAGTCTTGACAAGCGCGCCGGGCCGTGGTATATTACTGGCATGGCTCGGCAAGCTGATTCCAACAACGTGAAGAAAACACCCAACGGTTGACGTTACACCTCTTGCCGGGCCATACGTCGCCGTTGGGTTGTTTTTTTATAGGATTCGTTAAGAATGGCGACTTTGATTAACAGAAGACAGGCGGCAAAAATGCTCTGTATCAGTTATGGAACACTTAAAAACGCGCGGCCACCACTTGATAAAATCAAATTCTACCATGTAGGGACAAGCGTTGTTTACGTGAAAGAAGAAATACAAAAACTCATCGATGTCGAAATTGTTGGTTTATTACCTGTAGTGCCCTGTAGTGACCCCCAATTACCTGTAGTGCCCTGTAGTGACCCCGGCGCGCAATATTCTTTTATTATTAATAAGGCAGTTGGTAAAGAATATAAATTAAGCAGTGTTATACGGGCATACTATCATAAGCAATACGAAGAAATGACAAAAGAAACAATAAAGCCTGATGCTAAACAAGTAAAAGCATTTAATAGTATTATTAAGCGGCTTTCGGAGTCCAAACCAGAAAAGTACAATGAACAATATTTTTGCGCGCTTGTAGAATTTTGTCTACAGCAGGGAATCGTAGCATTATCGGCAATCGTTTCAGAATCATTGCGCGGGTCGTTTGAATTGGAATTGAAAAAAAGGGAACAGCCCAAAAAATCAGCACGACGGTCAGCCGCCGACAACATGGAGTACGTATAATGCTACACGACATCCAAAGTGAACTTTCTATACTCGGGGCCATCCTATTGGACAACAGCATTATAAAGCTCGTGGCCGGGCAACTGTATCAAAACGACTTCCACAATGTGATACACTCGCAGATTTACGGGGCCATGGTTGAAATGACCGGGGCCGTGGACATGGTGACGGTCAACACGGAACTCGAAAAGCGGCATGGCCGTGGATTCGCCGCCGAACTCGCAACCTGCATGGAAACCGTACCGGCACCCGGCGACTGGAAATATTACGCGGCCTCCGTCATTGCATGTTCGCAACGCCGAAAATACCGGGAAGCGGGGCTGACGCTTTCGGTTGAATCAGAATCCGGGCAGGACTCGCCGGACACCATCGGGATCAAAGCCATTGAGAACCTTCGAAAAATAATGCGCAGGACACCCGTAGAGGCCGTGAACATCAAAACGCAGTGCATTGAGGCCATACAAGAGTTTTCCGCGCTCTACGGCGCCGGTGGTGGCCTTGTGGGCCATTCCACGGGGATAACCAAGCTCGACAATCTCCTGTGCGGAATTCGACCGCAATCCCTGAACCTCATTGCCGGGCGCGCCAAGCACGGGAAAACGTCTATGGCCGTTCAAATTTCCGACCATATTCAAAGCCCGGAAAACTCCGTGCTTATGTTTTCCCTCGAAATGCCAGCTCGTGACATCTTAACGAAAATTGTTTCCCAGCGCACCGGCATAAACTCGCAATCAATTATGCGCGGGAATACGTCCGAGTGGGAAACCGGGCGCGTCATGGATGAGTTTGAGAAGATTGCCGGGTCCGGTTGGATTATCCGCGACAACCCTAACCAGACGATTGAACAGATTGAATCCACGATCTACCAGACGCACGCTGAATCTCCGTTGAGCATGATTGTAGTGGACCACGTGCAACTCATCCGGCACAGCTTCCGTGAAAAACGGTACCAAGCAATCGGACGCGCGGCCATGACGCTGTATGAAATATCCAAAACCTTGCGCGTTCCGGTTATTCTGGTTTCACAACTCGGGCGCGGGGCCGAGGAAGGGGACACGCCGAGACTTTCCGATCTCCGGGAATCCGGCGACCTTGAACAAAACGCGACTTCCGTGACTTTCATTTACAGGCCCGCGCTCACTGGAAAGAATGTCCCGAAAGAGGATACAGACATCATCGTGATTGCTAACAGGTACGGGCCGATTGGGAAATTCAAGGCGCACATGAGCCTGTTAACACAATTCTTTTATGAAGAAAAAGGAGAGGACGCGTTATGAGCAACCTACTCGACATCGGCAAGCGCACGGACGTAATCCGCCGTAGGCTGAAAGAAATCCAATGCGAGCGCGAAGTTTTGAACGCCGAACTGGAAGCCTTAAACGGTAAGGCTCTGGCCGAGGCGTCCCGGATGCGCGGCGAGTTTTTCGAGCTTGCGGCGCACGAGACGTTGCCGGACGGCGTGGCGGGATATCGCAAATGAAGCCGCAGCCCGTGATCATCATTTTAAAAAGGAGAACGACATGAAAACGCTTGAACAGGTATTAAATCAGTTTGAATCAGAATGTATTGATAACAGGGACGCAAACAGATTGGCCCGGTTTGTACCAGAAGAACACTTAGACAAAATCGGAATCGAGCTTAAAGACGAATTCAAGGGCAAGCATGTCGCCGAAGAATTCACAAGGGAAAATATTCTCGAACAACTCAAAAGTGATGTCGCGTTCGGGTTTGAAAAAGCCCTTGGCCAACGCGGCATATCCGCATCCTTGATGTTTGAAGTAGTAAAGATGTGGAATTGGATTCTTGAAGAAGGGCTTGAAGATTTTGATGAATATCCAATGTACGGCTTACCCCTGTTCAAAGCAACCGCGCTGAAATACGGCTTTGATAATCCTATCGGCAACGATAACGGAGACGAAAGCAAATATGAAAGCGAGTAATCCCGTAATTATCGTGGACACGCGATAGAAAAAAGGAGATTAATATGGATAGCATTGGCGACAGGATGAAAAACAATTACGAAAATCGTTCGCGGTTCTATCTGAATCGGCGAACGCCCGTGATAATGCGGCTTGACGGAAAAGCGTTTCATACAATGACGCGGAAATACAAAAAGCCATTTGACGTGGATTTTATAAACGCAATGTCAAGCACAGCCGCACAAGTTCTAAAAGAAATTCAAGGGGCAAAATGCGCGTACATCCAAAGCGATGAAATATCAATCCTGATAACGGACTTTGATCGGTTGAATACTGACGCGTGGTTTGATTACAACATCCAGAAAATGACAAGTGTGTCCGCCGGTATTGCTTCCGTTGCATTTTCACATCAACTACACGTCAGAGCATTTTTTGACAGCCGCGTGTTCAACATCCCAAAAGAGGAAGTCACAAATTATTTTGTATGGCGGCAAAAGGATTGGTTTAGGAATTCAATACAGATGTTGGCACAGGCGCACTTTTCACATAAGCAACTTCACGGGAAAAACACTTCGGACATGCACGAAATGCTTCACACCAAAGATATAAACTGGGCCGATTTAGACGACGTTCTAAAGAATGGCCGCTTTATCTGTTACGATAGAGAATGGACTGTTATTTGTCCGTGTCCAATATTCACAAAAGACAGACAGGTGATTGAAAACTTGTTGATTCCGGTTGAGGAATAATGCAGAAACCCCCGATCATTATAGTGGTTGACACGCGAGAGCAGCTTCCGAGCGCGCGGGTATCGGAATCGGCCTACGAATTCAAGGGCTATCAAACCATTCGCCAGAAACTCGACGCGGGCGACTACAGCGTGCAGGGATATGAGGTTGACGGTATCAGCATAGAGCGAAAGACGCTTGACGATTATGTTGGTTCAATCATCCTGAATCGAGAGCGGTTCCTGCGAGAGATGGAGCTTGCGCGCCGGTATGAATTTTTTGCAGTGGTGGTAGAATGTTCAATGCTCGACATCGTAAAAAATGTTTATAGAAGCCTTGCACACCCTAACGCAGTGGTTGGGGCCACCGCCGCATTGATGCTTGATTATCACATACCCGTGATATTCTGTTGCAATCGGAAAGTTGGTGAAATGTTCACGCTGAGATTGCTGACGAAATTCTACGAGCGCAAGGTCAAGGCCGCTGCCGCGTGGCCGGTAGTGGACATGGGCGTGATGGACGAAATTACAAGGCGCACAAAATAATTTGCCACGACTGTTGACAAGTGTAAGCAAACGATATATACTGTCTGATAACGGAGGCTTAACAAAATGGGATGTGAAGGCGATCACCAAGTAAGAGTAGACGATCTGACGTATGATTTAATAGAGAAGTACCGCACTGATAAAGAGTGGACGGTCAAACAGACAATCCGGCATCTTGTCAGGACGCACCCAAACATCAAAAAATATATTACAGACGACGCGGAGGTGTGACGATGAAAATTGAATTACAAACAGACAATACATTGCCGTTTGGAGTGATCGAATTGCGCGATAAAGACGGGATTACACTCGCGGCAATATATAACGCATCTACTCTGGTTGTTAAACGAATCGACGAGCCGCGCGCGGAGCCGAAAACAGGATTCATTAAAGAAAGTAAAAACGCATTCTGCAAAGGTTATTACAGCGAAAAAGTTGCGAAGCTTGAGGCCGAGCGCGACACCTACAAAGAACTGTTCGAGGACGAAAATAAAAAATGCAAGACGCTGAAAGAGGCCGGGGACCGGTTCATGCAAGAGCGCGACGAAAATAAAAATATGTTTTATGCACAATGCGCGTCCTACAAAGAACTCATGGAAACATGTATGGAGCGAGAAAAAGAGCGCGACGCGTACAAGGCGTGGATTGACGCTGCGAAAATAAAGCTCAATGACCCGCCGTATGATGTCCCAATTTGGTCAAAACAAATCATAGACATCCTCACCGGGAAGGAATAACATGTCTGACATTACAAAATCAGGACTTTTAACACTGGCATTATCGGCAATCTCCTTCGTCTTCTTCATGGGCTTTCGGTTTCTGCTCATGAAATACTGCCGATTCCTGGACGGTGGTGAATGAACAACATAATCACCAACAGCGCGGCGGCGAAGTTCAACGAATGCCACCAACTTTACAACCTATCAATGGAAATGAACATTCACCCCGTTAAGCGCGAAGAAAACGATGGAATGTCAGTCGGTAGCGCGCTTCATGCGGCACTGGCATTCAACACGCCGATAAAGGTCCACGACGACAAGACAGCCAAGCTCGCGGGTGTCCTGCAAGCTTACGAGGCGCACTACGGGGCCGATGGCGGCTACCCATTAGCGCTGATTGAGCAGGGATTTAAAATTCTTATGCACAAAAATGAAGGATGGGCTCTGTGCGGCGTGGCAGACAAGGTTTGCGCCGACCGCGTTGTGGACCACAAATTTTACGCGCAACAGAATCAGTATCTTCATGACCGGTTCGCCGTCAACAGTCAGCGCGTATATTTGAGCGCGTTCGATAAAGACGTTTTCGAGTATGACATTGTGATCAAGCCGTCGATCAGGCTGAAAAAGAACCAAAGCCTTGCAGAGTATCAAATCGAATGTTGCGAGAAAATGCTTGGCGACCGGAGCAAGCACTTCACGCGCGTGGAACTCTATTTTGACGCGCAGCAGATTGATGAAATGTTCCAGTGGTATTCGCTGATTATTGACGCGATTGAGCGCAACAGGGAAACAAAGATATGGCGCAAGAATTATTCGGCGTGCGTGGGCCAGTATTCGCGGTGCGCGTATTATGCGTACTGCCACCATTATAACGGCAAGCATGACCTCGCGTTGCAAAATGGCTACGTAATTGACGAGGCGCGCACGCACGAGGAACTCAAAAGGGCAAAGGTGATATAAAATGATCGAGAGTAAATTCAAAATGACAAGGCCTGTGTATTCTTTCCCTAAAGAAAAAATTCTTCTTTATGGAACTCAAAAAATTGGTAAAACACAAATTACTCAATTTCTATCTCCGAAAATGGGGTTCATTGCGGCAGAAAGAGGAGATGGGAAAATTTCAGCATTATCAAATAGAATATCTGGATGGGATGATTTTACATCCTGCATGTCAACAATAAAAAACGAACCAATAGACATGATTGCAATCGACACAATAACGGCATTATGGTATATGTTCGTCGATTGGTTTTTAAAGGCGAATGGAATTCAACACGAACAAGACATCGCTTGGGGCGTTGGAAGGGATAGGCTTATTAGGGAATTTGTATTGCCAATAAATGAACTACAAAGATGCGGCAAGGGAGTTATTCTTATAGCGCATGAAAAACAATGCGAGGAAAACGGGAAGATTATTATAAGGCCCTCTTTACCAACAGACAAAAACAATCAAATTCGTGACGCCATTCTTGCAATGGTAGATTCAGTTTGGTACCTTCGCTATCGGGCAAAAATTGAAAAGGGTGAAACGACAAAAGTAAGAGAACTTAGGACAAAAGGCGATCCACAATATGTCGCTGGTGGACGATACAACATGGACGACCCGATTGAGCTTGTAACTGACGATCCAAGAGCGAGCGCGGAATTAATTCTTGCGGCATATAAACGCGTTGCAGACGCAGCCACAGGTGCCGAAAAACCAATCCAAAAGGAGCTTATGAAATGAACCGTGAAGAACTGGAACAAAAATACAAAGAATTACCACCTGATGATCAATTTAACAAGCCAAAGAATGCTTTCCCCGACGGAAAACACATCGTACAGGTGACGGGAGTACGCGAGGGCGGAGACGAAGCCGAAGGGACGATCACATACTCTCTCGGGCTGAATGTGTACCAGGGGCCATTCATCGGGAGCCGTGGTGAGGAATTCTACTACATCAAAGAAGGCGGAAACAACGATTTCACGTTTCAAAAATTGCGTTGGTTTCTAACGGCGGCAGGCTTGGAAAACGAAGGCCCATTTTGCCTAAGCGATCCAGACACCGTTGAGGCCATAACCGGATTGCTGTTCGAAGCCACGCTGACCACGAACAAAAAACAGAAACGGGACAAAAACGGGAACCTGTACAAATCGTGGGGCTACTGGAAAAAATGCGATGCTCAACCCGCGTACATGGACGACACCGACGGAATCACCAACGCGGACGTTGACAACGCGGAGAACAATCTGGGGGAGCCGCCGTTTTGAACATACCATACTTTTTCAACCATCATTTTGCTTATTATCAGGGGGCGGACGGGTATATTGATGTCAAGGAATACCCACAAATTCTTGGATACCTACTGCCGCCGGTATTTTTGACAAAATCTGGATTCGGTAAACCGACATTGGTTTGTGAGTTGACCATCAAAGTTGCAGCAAAATAACAAAGGGGGTATAAAGGCAATGAACGCATCGGAATTCATGAAGCGCAATCTGCAAGGCATTTCAATCTCGCGGCTGACATCGTTGGCCCATGACCAGATTGAAGCTGCGAAAGCCATCGGAGCACAGGACATTAAGGAAGTGGCCGAAATGTCGCTTAAAACGAGGCTCACGGGCCTTGGAGCGACAGCCACGGACGCAATCATCGAGTACGCCGTGGAATGTGCCATGTCCGGGAAAGAACTTCCGTTGGACGGCGTGCCGGCAGGCGAAGCGTAATTAGCGCGGTCTACGGACTCACGCGCTCTTTTTATTTTCCGCGTTACAAGTAGTTCCGGTGTCCGGCTCGCAACCGGCCCACGGGGTTGGCGGTAACACCAAGGGTAGGAACCGCCACGGGTGATAGCTCAGTGTAGAGCGCGGCCCGTGTGAACCCTGTTGAAAGACAGGTTTTTCAGGGGCCGAGGTCACGGGTTCAACTCCTGTTCACCCGATAGACAACGAAACGAGGGAACGACGATGACATACAAGGCAAAGGTATATCTTGCAATAATATTATGCTTCATCCCTGTTCCTGTCGCGCTGGTAGTTCTAACAAGTGGAATAATACAAATAGTCGGTATCTTGATTGTATTCAATATGGGATATTTACTTTCATCAATATTGAATTCGGAGAGCAAATAAAATGCCTTGCACCCACTACTTTATCGGACAGAATGAATTCCAGAACCGCTACTACCAACAGCGGCTGAAATCACGCGGCATGACAATGCTGAAAAATAAACGGTATGAAAAATACGCATGTTCGAAATGCGGCTGCGTGGAGTGGTTCCCGGTCGGCCAGTGCCTGAGGGACACGGGGCGTACAGACAACAGATCGGCGGTGAGTGTGTTATGAGCGACGAAAACAGATACATGATGGCAAACGGCAATATATGGTGGTACTCCGAATGCACACCCACCGAATTCCTTGATGAAATAATTTCAAAAGTTGATTCTCAAATACAAAAAATCAAATCGCTTGAAGAAATCATAATGCAACAGGTTGCCTATATGAAATCAAAAGGAATATCTGTTGATGATATGCTTGATGGGATTGCAGAAATAGAAAACACCTCGCGGGCGAGCGGTGCCGCGAATTCCCGAAAGGACTGATGAAATGATAAGAACATTCAAGGCCATTAGATATATGCCGTTGCCCGTCACGATCAAAGACGGCCATGAAATATATCCCAAAAAATCTTTTGGTTCACGCGGAGCGGCAGAAAAATGGATATGCAAGATATTGGCAATGGATGAAGTTTGTTCTGATTTAACGCTCGACGAATCATTCCATAAAGAAAAATCTCCAGACCGAGCAATACGAATGATGTATGCCGCAAACAGGATAGCAGAAAAAAATGGATTCCATCGTCCGTATAACCCTAAAGTAAGGTGTAATCGTTGCGGAAACGAATACTTTATATTGGAATGCGATAGCACCGAGGAAATAGACGATGAGTCCGGGTACTCACGATGGTATGACGTGAAGCCGGAATACAGAAAATCAAAAAACTGTGAATGTGATGAGATTGAATATTAGCGGGAGATCTGTGCCGCGAGTGGCCGGGAGGCGCGAAGTGAACTGTCTTGAAATCGTAAAGAAATACCTGAAAGATAACGGATACGACGGGCTTGTAAATCATGATTGCGGCTGCGGACTCGATGATTTTGAACCGTGCGATGGGCTCGACTCAAAAGAATGCTTACCGGCATATAAACATCCCAATGGTGGATACACCACAACAAAGGCCGGTGTCCAAAATGACGTTTAAAAAATGGATACTGTGCGCGGTGACCGGGTTTGTAGGCTGGATGCACATCGTTTCCGTGTTCCCTACGCCGACAAGCAAACTGATTTTATCTTTAAACGCATACGCTACCGGTTTAATCGTGATGCTCGTGTGCGTACTTATCGTCAGGGACGGTGAATGAAATGGCAAAACGCGAAACGATAGTTCTCCACCACAGCGCAAGCCCGCGCGTGTCCACCACGCCGGAGATGATAGCCGAGTGGCACAGGGCGCGCGGATTCAACTCGATTGGCTACCATTGGATCATTGACCGTCTCGGGAAGCGCGTGGCCGGGCGACCGGCAAGCAAGGTTGGGGCGCACTGCAAGGGATTCAACAGCCAATCATACGGAGTGTGCGTGGTCGGCAACTTTGAAAACGAGGAGCCGACACAAAAACAGATTGATGAGCTTGTCTCGCTTCTGCGCGACATCCGGCAGTATTACGGAGTTATTCATCTCATCGGCCACAAAGACGCGCCACACGCGGCGACAGCGTGCCCAGGGCGCAACCTGTACGCGCTTCTGCCCGAGATTCGCAAAATGACGGGGCTGGTGAAGTGATGCACACAATCCTATTCATCGCCGGATTCGTTATCGCGCTCAACACGTCGCAACCGGAGTACGTTAAGCGCATTCAGCAGCCACGAGCCTGTGACACGCACACGTCTGACGGTAAATGCGTCCGGTTCGGAAATTCTACGGACTACAGCTACATGATTCCGTGTTGCTCGAAAAGCATCTATATCCCGGGACTGATCAAATGACAATCTGTTCCGACTGCTACAACGAATGGGATGCCGCGCTCATGACGTTTATGCCGGACGGCGAAATCATCTGCCCGGACTGCGTGCGGATCTGCGGCGGGTGTGGCAGGAAGTTCCATATCGATGAACTGTGCGACGACGGGAACTGTGTCGAGTGCGGAATCATCAACTTGATCTGTGATCATTGTAAAAAACCGGCTGGCAGTTGCCGGACGTGTAAGATAACCAACGCCGCGAGCGCGGCAATCGAAAACGACGAGGGAGATTGAACCATGATTAAATTTGAAGGGGCAAACATTCTAATCAATATCAACGATTTATATTCAGCAATGAGCGAACAAGATCAAAAAGATTTTGTAAAATCAGTTGCCCTGAATGATGATATTATAAACTGGGTATTGGATTATATCTGCGGCGATGATAATGACGGGTATTGGACATCAGACGACTCAAACATAAGGCAAAGATTTTTAAATAGAGTTGAAAAAACACAACTGACAAAATCAATTATTTCATGGGACACTATTAGAAAAATAGATCAACACCTAAAAGATATAAAATGCAAACAGCATATATATTGGAGCCTGTATCATGATATTCCACAAATAATATCTCAATGGCTATATGAAAAACATGGCATTGCCATTGAAAAGGGATACATAGATGCTGCCGTATCATACGCATTGAAATGTTTGGGACAAGAAAGCAACTTCACAACAGAACAGGCAGATAAGGAAATACAAGAGTTGAAAGATTTTATAACGGATAAGATGTTGGAAATGTCAAGGGCAATCGAAAACGACGAGGCGGTGTCCTGATGGCGGCGAAAACGAAGCGGCTGAAAAATGTTATCATGGAATATGACGAATTGGGAGTTGTGTTGTCTTTCCCTATTTTGAAAATAAACATACGGATAACAACCAGAGAAGCCGCCGCGCTGCGCGACTGGCTGAATGCCGAATTGCCAGCGAAACGATGTCACATGTACGATTCTCAAATTATATGCAAATCTAACCTGACGCATATCTGTACACAGCCTTATTGGGAGAATTGTCAACACGGGCGAAAATGGAAAGGGGAGAAGTGATATGGTATGTCCAGAATGTCATAAACCGGGAATGTCTGATAGGGAAATCAATGGTATGCACCCGGCATGTTTTGTAAAAAAGATGATACATGAAGAGGCCCAAACGGCCACGCTGCGCGACCAGTTCGCAATGGCGGCGCTCAGGGGGATTATCTCAAATAAATATTGGGACTATGACATTGAAAGAGCGGTGAAATTAGCATACGAAATTGCCGACGCGATGCTTGCCGCGCGGAAGCAAAACGGAAACGAAAAGGAGAATGACTGACATGGATATTTTTGAACAGATTGAAAAAGACGAATTGCTCAGGCCAAAATTAAATATATCATCGCGTACACTCTTGCGACTCCCGAAGTGCGCCAGAGATGAAATGTTAAGGCTACAAACAGAAGTACTACATCAAAGAAAAATTGCGGAAACATTATCAAATATACTCGACGCTAAAAATCATGATTGGTTTTGTATAAATGGCCCGATGGAAGATGCACCCGAAAACGATAAAACAATTCTATATGCCTTGCAAAAGAATGATGCCATAGCGGTGTGCTCATTGTTTAAGGGCGATCAGTTGTTCATTGGGCGCAAAGCGCGGAAGCAGGGAGGCGGCGATGGATGACTGACATCGGAAATTGGGGAGGATGGGAACCTATATCACCGGAGGAAATTATGAAACCAACGCGAATACCGGTAACGGTAAACATCGAGTACGACGGCGACGCTTGCGGCGATAACTGTCATTTTTTAATAGGGCAAATATATTCAGGGATATTCAAAAAAGTTGTTTATTCCTGCATGAGGCCCATAGATAAAGTAATTGATCTGAAATTTCACAAAGACGTTATCTACCGTTGCGCCGCGTGCCGAGAGGAGTTCCAGAAATGATTATCGGATACATAATGCTTGCCATTTTTGCGATTGCATTAATTGCCGTATTATTTTGTGCGTTTGGTTGGCGCGAAGCGGTATTTGTTTTAGGTGGAACATTGATTTGTGTTACATGGCTTGCGATTGCTGCTTATTTAATCGAGAAAAAATGAGAGGAGTTCCCGAAATGAATCTCAAAAAAGGCGACGTGTGTTTGATTTATTCCCCGTATGCCGATGAATATTACATTGGCGTTTTCATCGGCTATCAAAAAATAATCGGTATGACGGGGCTTTCAGCCACGTTTGATTTTGGGATGCCTAATGTCCGGTGGCACGTCCCGCCGCACCTTAGAGTCAAGATCGGAGAGCTGTGATTAACTTGCAAAAGCTCACAGACATGATCGGAATCGCGGCGATTATCATCGGCTCCATCCTGCTAATCAGGTGGCTGCCGGTAGAAATTTGGCGGGGGTGAATGGAATGCCACTACTTAAAGACATGAAAATCAAGGCTCAAAAAATAACCACTGGTCTTGGACACAATATAGGAGAATTTAAGCAAACAAGAAAAATGAAGTATGAGGCTAAGTGCGAATATTGTAATGAGATAATATATATATTTCATTGGTCGGATGTTATATCTGGGCCTGCATCAAAAAACCAATGTGCAAAAAAGGGGTGAATGGTATGAAGTGCGGCGAGTGTAAGGCACTTATCACACCACAATATGACTGTATGACTTGTGATATTACAAGTTATGCGGTTGAGTCTGTTGATTCGGAATGCGAGATAGAATATTGGATTTCAAGGCGCGACGCGGCGAACGGCGTGGACTCGGAGAAAAAGGAGAACGGAAATGGCTAAATGTTGTGAGCAGTTTATGTCTGGATGGCACATTAAGCAATGCGATAGAAACGCTACAACCGAATATGAGGGCAATCCATATTGCAAACAGCATAACCCTGAATTAAGAAGGATGCGCGATGAAGAATCAACTCGCAAATGGAATGAAAAACGCGAGCATGAAAAGAAGCGCAAGCTGATCGAGGCGTACTGGCTCGTAATAGACGATCTGAATGATTGCGGCCTATTAAAATCATCGGAAGATACATTGCTGAATCGGGTGGACCAACTTAAAAAACAACTGGAGTCCGAGAATGGATAACAAGGGCAAGCACGGCGAGCCATGGACAACGAATAAAATGAGCAACGTGAATGTTGCAATAATAGAAAAGGCAGACGATACAGATGTCGGATATGATTTTACACACACAGATGCAGACAGGATTATCGCCTGTGTCAACGCCTGCGACGGCATGGAGAATCCCGAGCAGGAGATTCCGGCCATGAGAAGCGAGATCGCGCGGCTGAAAGAATGCTTGCTTAATATGCTAAATTTGTATTATAAAAAACATCCACGCGGATCAGATATAAAGAAAACCACCGACAAGGAATTGGAAAACCGAATGAACATTATTGGGAAAAATATATTTGAGATTGGCCCCGTTTTAGATGCTCGTAAAATATTGGGGATACAAATTATTAAGGAGGCTTCCGATGGCTGACATGAAAAGCGCGTACTGTAATTATTGTATGCGCATCCATAACCCCGACGTAAATTGCAAAGGAGAAAATAATCCGATGCCTGACATGACGTTTGAAGATGTTGAAAAGCTATTAAAAACATGGATACCGGACATGATGGCTGATGAAATAATGCAGTCAATCCGCGACCGCGTGGCCGAGCTTGAAAAAGAAAATGAAGCCCTTAACCACTGGCGCGAAACCGGGACATACAAGGGCGTGTATGAGGTTGACGCTGTTGTAGCCAAACAATGTTTTGATTTGCAAACAGAAAATGTTAATCTGAAAAACCGCGTGGCCGAGCTTGAGCGTGAACTTTCCACCGCTATTTATCCGAGTTATTCAAATGGAGAATTATGCGCTGATCCATTAATTGATCAGGTAAAAGAAGCTCATGATGATGCGGTATCAGATTATCATAATTGCTTAGAAGATAATGGCAGGTTAATAATACAAGTTGTAAGGTTGAAATCCGAAAACGCCGCCATGCGCGCGCTGCTGAAAGAACATGAGTGGGCTGCTGATGTTATTTATGTTGGATACTGCCCAAAATGTAAAAGACATCAAAGCCAAGGCCACGCTCCCGGATGCGAGTGGGGCAAGTTCGCGGAGGGAGAAAAACACAATGAAATTATTCCATAAATTAAAACGATGGTTCTTACGACATTTTGGCAAGCGTCCAAGAATCGGCGACATTAAAACCGTCGGTGGAAATACTTATGTTTATGGATATTGTGAAGAAACAATACCTGTTGGATGGATGGTTTCAATAGATTCAAATTACGTGTTTCATCCTGTTGACAATAGAAATAATATTCCAATCGGTATGGTTTTATCAGATGTTAAAGCTGGTAGTCATGTGGCCGTTAAAGTATCATGCTGTGTGACTCACAAGTTCGCGGAGGGAGAAAAGGCATGAAGCAATACCCTAAATTTGTGCAGTTATACGTCAACAAAGCATTGGATGAGAACTATCAGACCGGCGATAAGATTCCGGTCGAGGATATTCTGGTGGCGATTAAAAGCACGCTTGGAAACTGTACGGAGCGCGGAGTTATCGAGGAGCTTTTAAAGAAGAATAAGTTTGATAGATAAAAAAACGCCGCCCGAGTGAGCGGCTTGTAATTGGTGGTATTCAAAGGAGCAAAGGTTTACTTTTTCATATCCTTGCTGAGAACGCCGATAAGTCCGATCACAGCCTGTAAAATCGCCGGTTGCAACTGAATCTTACCGAGCGCGTAAGCCTGTGCCGCGTGAGCGATAACCGCAAGTCCTGCCCACGTTGTCGGGCTTTTGATGTGTGCCATGATGAATGCTTTCATTATTTCGTGACCTCCGTTTTCTTGTAGACAATCCCATCTATGCTTTCGATGGTGTGCCGCGCAACTTCCTTGCTCGTGGGCCAGTGAGCCATAGCCGCGTCAAAGGCCTTGGACATGAGCATGAGTTGATTTTCATCGGCACAAGCCATTCTGATAGCCGCGTGCGCATCTGTAACGAACGAATCACGCCGCCTCCGCATGTAGGCCTTGTTCTTGTCGTAAATCGACTGGTGAAGCGCGTCGCGCACTTTCTGGTAATCCTTGCGGATGGCGAGTGACAGGATCGGGATCATTCCGCAATCGCATCCTCGAGGGCTTTGATGAACACGTCGAACAACTCCCGGGTCGCCATGCCCTTGCTGTATTCCTGAATCAGCTCGAACGCGCGCTCCTTGTTGTCCTGGATGAAGTCCATGAGTTCTGCGTCCACGATGGCCTTTATCTTTTCGCCTATTGCCTTAATGCCATCCTCGTGATTACCGAGCCACTTCTTGAATTTACGTTCGACGTTGTGCTGTAATTCCGAAAGTTCACTCATGTTGTCACTTCCCTTTATTTGTGGTTTTAACTTCCAAACAATTTGGTAATTGCGGCTCCAGCAACCAACAGTAAAATCGCCGTAAGGACAGCGAGCCCGCCAAGCTGTCGACCGATAGCCACATGAACATTGTTGTGTCTATCATAATATCCATGCAACTCACCGGTGAGCGCGTCCATTTTCTTAAACAACTCAACGACGTTTTCATGATCAATATCCACCTGTCTTTCAAGTCCGCCGAATTCCCTGTCATTAATTGGTGCCATGTTGGCTTCTCTCCCTGCTGGCCGTGGTTTTGTTTATGAATCCTTTTCTACTCCAGTTATCGTGACCGTCAATTCAGCCATACGGCCCGATCCGGGTTTGTAGTCAAGGATTTTTTCAGAGGCATCATTCAATGCCTGTTTGAGCTTCTTTGAGCCGTCCAGTGAAACCGGCACGCTGTACAATATTTGCTTTTCGATGTCTGCCATTATGCCTCCTCGAAACCATTGACTGTGATAATCAAATCCAAGTTTGTTGCCCCGCCGAGCTTAAGAATCGTCTGCCACGAATGGCCTTTGGCAATAAGTATCGGCGTGGAAAACGTAATATTCCCATTCGTGGGGAGTGACAGCGTGCCGAACCATCTATTTTGCCCGTCCGTGGTATCCGAAATAATAACCTGTATTGGAATTTCCTGCACGGCACATTCTGCGGTAGGGTCGGTCCCGGTATAGATGCTTAATCCAGTCACCCAAAGATTGTACGTTCCGCTCTGCGCTACCGCCGTTGCACTATCCGCCGACCAGTCAGCTGTGACCGTGCCGTGGTTGAACGCGATAATTGCCGCGCCCAAATCGGAAGCAGGCCGGTCGGGGTATCCGAGTGTTCGGAGAACATGGCTTGTCGGCGAACAACGCACCCGGTCCCAATTTGTCCCGTCAAACGCCAACATCATTGGATATGTGAGTATGCCGCTGTAGGTCGTTGCCACATCGTCAGCATTGCCAAGCCCTGATATTGTCGGAGCCACAAGCGTGTTCGCAGTGGACTGACCATACATCATTGTCCCGCGCTTCGCATACGTGGATTCGCCCGTGAACCCGCTATCATTCGCCGGGTACGGCACAAGGATTGTCTGGAGCCGGAATGTCGTTTGCCCCGTGCCGCCGTTAGTGTACACCACGCGCATGTAACGCGCGAGCTTATTCTGCGTAATCGTCCGCGCCCCGGCCACAGCCGCCGCCACATAATAAGTTGACGGTATGATGTCCCAGTTCGTTCCGTCGCTTGACCACTGGACTGATATTCCCGCCGCCGCGCTTGCCACATTGGAGAATGCGTTGATCAGGACACTGCCATAAAGTAACATGTCCGTGGCGGTCCCCGTAAACACGCCCGAGATTCCAAGAGCAACCGTGCTGCTGTTATTCGCGTCCACGACCGGCGTGAGAACCGTTTCAATCGCCGCCGCGTCCGTGGCTATCGCCGCAAGGTTGCCCCCGGTTTCGAGCGCAAATCCATTTGACACGGCAACAGTACCTGTGACCGCCACAGCGTCGAGAATCTTCTTTATCCCGTCTGTGTCCTTGATTGCGGTTACAAGTCCGTTCAGCGTCGTTATGAGGCCATTGAGTGTTGTTTCAAGAGCAATCTGTGAATCCTGCTTTGTCTCGCGTGACGCATCTGTTGGCAGTGGGCCAGCCCCTGTGCCTGCCGAACTGACATACCAAGGAGCCGCCGCTGATTCTCCAATAGCCGCGCCTGTAACAGAATGTTTCGCGTTCGTCTTGACCGCGCTGATTACTTTTTCGAGGATCACGTTTATTGTCATTCGCGGCATTATTCCGATCCACCTTTTGCGGATTCAAATCTCTTGTCAAGATTTTCGGGTGTTGATAATTCAGGGGCTTTTTTATCGAGCCAATCAACCATTGTGTCTATTTTTTTCTTTGCTTCTTTTTTCTGATCATCGGTTTTTGCTTCAATATGATCCGATATGAGTTCAGTTAATTTTGTATTTATAATCCGATTGCTTATCCTTGTTTCAATTCCCCTGTCTTCATATATATTTTCGAACCGGTCAAACACAAGATTATACTGATCGGAATCATCTTCAAGAACAGAATCCATGAGAAGCCGCGTAAACGTGTTGTCCAGTTTTTTGTTGTATCCATCAAGAAGAGCGTCACCGATTTCTTCTTTGGTATCCTGTGGATTTTTCCAATCATATTTTCCGCCATGCTGTTTGAACAGACGTTCCGCTTGTTTGTCGTCGCCAACTCCGATTGCCCCGTAATACATCCGTCTAAGTTTCTTACCTTTGGTTTCATCCGGGTAAACGGCCTGTGCGCGAGTCGGCATTTCATACGTCTGATAAAAGCCTATCTGCCTTAGAAGCGTTTCTCCAACGGATTCAACATCATAAGGGATTGCGCGTTCATCTGGCTTGCGGGCATATCTTTCACGTTCAAACATTCCGGGCTGTTCATCGTATCCGTATTTCACGCCGCCACGGGATAACGTCATGGCCCCTGAACCAATGCGGCCCAACCCTACGCCGCCGGGAATCAATGCCGTAAGCCCTCTTTGGACGTTTCTTGAACGCTTCTTCATTGTCGCGTCAGAAACATTCGTTATATCATCGGTTGGGTCCATTCTCGAACGCACGCCTTGACCATAATGATAGATGTCCCTTGCCATTCCTAATGCAAATGGTAATCTCAAGTCATATTCGCCTGTTGCAGTGGGATTGTAATACCCCTGAACAGGATTGATAACGCCTATGTTTGTGTCTTTTTCCCTTTTCAAATATTCTTCACCGGCAACGTATCCGGCGTATGTCAGTGGGAATGCTGCCGCCGCCGCCATTGCTCTACGTCTGTCCGGTTTCGGTAGTTGTTCCGCTCCCGAAAATTGTTCTGCATATTCAGTGCCGCGCTTATATTTCAGATATTCATCAACGAATGTTCCTGTCTTATACTTGCCCTCTTTTTCAAGCTGTTCTCCTGTGCGGCGCAGATAATCAAAAAGAATATCATCGGGCGGCGGCATACTCTGGTCAAGGGAATATTTCAGCGCGTCGCCAATGCCGCGCGCCTGTGTCGATATGGTATGTACTGGATACGAAAGGAACATTGTCAAAAGTTTTGTCGGCGCGCCGCCTGATAGAATTGTTGGGCCTTTCCACCCGAAACCAACCTGTGTGAATTCAGAGGACTGGTTCCCGAACATTTCAGCCATTTTTTGTACGGTTGGGCTATCGAGATCATACCCCATCATTTTTGCGTGGTCGAGATATTTCAGAACGCCGCCAATCCATGCCGTGCGCCGGTTGTCGAATTCAGCCACGTTGAACGGAACAAACAACCCTTTTCCAAGACGATCATAGTATTCGCGCGCACCCGCCATAAATTTTGTTCTGTCATCAAACGAATGTTTTTTAATGTCCTGAATAATATCGCGCATAATAGACGACCGCAACTGCGGATTATCAAATGCCATGTCAAGAAGTTCTCTGCCGCGCTCTGTATGCTTTGCAATGCCGGGATATTTTTTAATCGTCTTGAACCTGTCGAGATAACCGAGAGCCTGATACCCGCGCGCCAAGGCGTAATACTTCGGGCCAACATACTGAATCGTGTATAAATCCTGAAACTTCTGCTTAACCGATGTAGCGAGATTGCCGCCGATGGTTCCTTTATAAAGAGTGTCGCGTAATCCTTCGAGGAAAGCGTTGCCGATAACCGTCATGTCCCCCTGTTCAATGTTGAGACGAGAACCGAGTACTGGCAACTTCTTCAAACTTTCGCCGCCCCATTCCATTACAGACGCAAACGCCTTGTCAAGCCCTGTCGGTTCCGTTCCGGCTGTCATTTCAGTTGCGAACTTTTGAAGATAATTCCGCGCAAGTCCTTCATCGTCGCCGAGTAATGCAATGTACTGATTCGCCTTTTTCACAACAGGGTCATAGGCGATTTTGCTTTCAGCCGCCATTGTGTATTTCCATATCGCCTCGACGGGGTCAGTTCCATACGCTTCATCGCTGACACGAGCGTTAAGGAATCTATTCTTTATTTCCTCTGGAACCATTTTCCAAATATACGGCGGCAATTCATTCGGGTCGCGTCGCCCCATAATTGCATCAAACAAGTGCGGCATGTAGTTCTGTCGATACTTGCCGAGTTCTTCAAGCCCCATGCGTTCCGCGTATTCATCAAGATATTTTCTTAATCCAGTTGCAGATTCAATAAGCAGATCAATTTCGTCTTTTTCCAATACGGATTTATTCCGAAGTAGATACTCGGGGTCTTCTGCCATTCTGAAAAGAGAATCCATAATATTGCGATTGAACATCTGGCCTTGACGCTTATTCATTTTACGGGCTTTAATCTGCCGGTCAACGTATGATGTGACGGGGCTGAATATTTCGCCGAGCTTTTTTTCTTGGTCCACCATCTTTTTAACTTCAAGCGTTTCGCGTTCCACCTTAAGATCGTACAGGTCAGAGAATCCAAACCGTTGCATTACGACCTGACGCGGTGACAATGACGGCCACAATAATTCCCTACCAGTGCCACCCTTAAACGCCCCCATCGTTTCAAGCTGATATTCAAGTTTCGGCGGCTTCGTTTTACCGGTCGGGGTGCGGACGGTATTCATCCGCGCTATCAAGTCTTCAAGTTGCGTGTCAGTCAGATCGCGAATGTTTTCAAAAAGTGGCGACTGGTTGCCCTCGATGGAACCATAATTTTTTACAGCCCACTTCTGGAGTTGCCCATAATTTATGTTGGTTTCACGCGCTATCCTTTTAAGGAAGCTTTCACCGCTTGCATTTATATGTGAGCCTTGTTCGAGATACTTCTGAACGCTTGGAAGTTTGCTTATTTCCTCATTCGCCATGCGCAACATTTCATCGGAATACTGGAGATCGTCTGTGCGCCGCGCGAGAATATCAATGGACCGGTCGCGGCCCTCACCCGCATAAGCCCTTTTGTTCGCGGCACGTGACAAGTCTTTATCCACGGCTTTTTGAAGCATTTTGTTTGGTGGTTCGAATGTTTCTGCCCGGTCTATCGTCCTGTATAAATCCTGTTTTGCATCTCCAAGTTTGCCGCTTGCCCGACCAAGTGCCGTTTCAGCCGACTCCGCGCGCTTTGCGCCACGTTCACCCTGTACCACGTTCTGATAGACGCGCCACACGGCGGCGGGGTCGTCCTGCATTGCGAGCTTCCACATCGTAGGCGACATCTTCTCGCCCATCGTGCGTTCCATTTCAAGTGCCTGTTGCGCGGCGAAGTCAAGAGGATCAACATTTCCAGTAAGACGGCCACCCTTATAGATGGGAATATCCGATAGCTTGTTGAATATATTCCTTTCAGCAATGCCAATGTTTTCATCGGCCCACGCTGTTTTCATAAACCCACGTGCGCCCGCGTGCGTGTCGAGCAAAGTGAAAATATCGTCAGCATTTTTTGCATTGTCTACTTCATCAATTACCCACGGGGACTTTGATTTAAGCCCGCGCCACACGCTGTTCGGAACCATGAAACGCGCAACTTCTTTGTTGCGAAGTATCTGTATTTTGCCTTGTGACTTGTGCGCGAAATATCCTTTTTTTGGAACCACGTCACCGGTTTCGAGTTGTTTCTTCAACAGGATAAGTTCTTCATTTGACAGGTCCGCGAGACGCGACTTGTTGCCGGGAAGTATTTTGTGGAGGTCGCCGGAGTCAACCCACCTGAAATCCATACCGATCCTGATCGCGGCCTGTGCTTCTCTGCGCTGTTCTCGTAGTGCTGTAACCGTTTCTCCGACAAGTTTCTTGTTGTCCCTTAGGGTCGATGCCAATTCGCGCAATTCAAACGATTCGAGCTTATCAAGGCGGGACGTTCCATATTGGTTCCGGGCAAGCTGATTGAATTCGCGCGGCCTGATATTGGCTTCACGAATTGCCACGTTCAATTCCTTGCGCGCGGCGAGCATGTCAGATAATGTGGCCTCGTCAATCATCGAGGATTGTTCATCGGCAATAATCTTTTGAACAACAGGACTATTGTCCCACAACTGGCCCGCTGATTCCATAGCTTCATTTTCTGGCTTCAAGGCAATATTTAAATATGTCTGCATGAACGCGTCTGGATCGTCTTCATATATCTTTTGTGCCGTTGCTGAATCAATGCCGACAAACCGAGCCACGCGGCCTACAACCGTTCTGTCGAAGTCCGTATCCTTTTTTGAATGCTTTACAATCTTCTCATACTCTGGCATTGTGCGCGCAAGGTCAATGGCCTGATCGGTATCCTGGACTTCGGCTACATTCCCGATGATTTTGTCGAAAGCCTTTTTCTTTGTGACCGTTGCGGCATTGGGGTTTCTACCGAGTACGATTGTCCCATACTGCCTGTTTTTTTCAAGCCTTAGATTCGCCTCGACGTGGCTTGTTGACTTGTCCATTTTCTTTGACAGTCGTTCAAGCCTGTTATCAAGTATCGTCGCGGCGCGCTTCTGCGGTTTCGTTACGTCGCCAGTGCGGGATGATCTTACAATGGCACGGAAATTATCAATGTCAGCGCGAGTAACTTCTTTTGCTTCAATAAGATCGCGTATTCTTGTGGCTTCCTGCCGGACTTCCTTTTTGCCTATCTTATTTACAATGTCCCACATATCATCGGCCTTTGCCGTGATGCGGAATACGTCCGTTAAATCAGGTGTGAACAACTCGGACATAACTGCCGGGACATACATAAGCCCCTTTGTTTTTGGGTCTTCTATGGGATCAGGTAAATTTAACAGGCTTTCGCCCTTTTTAAAATCATCCAAAGAATTAAAAGTTATCGGGCTTACTGTTTCTGAAAATGGAGCCATTGGATTGGCTATCATTTTACCAACATTAAACGCTGTGTATGGGGTGAGTTCCAATATATCTATTGCGGTTTTGCCATAAGGCTCAACGGCAAATGCGGCATTTTCAACCCATTCAGGTGTCCGCTTTGTTGGCTTTACTGGAACAATCGGATTATCTTTCACGTACTGCTGCGCCGCGCCACGCCTGTATGACACGCCATACTTTTGCTTTGGCTTTACAAACGTTGGTTCATCCGATGTGTCATATTGAATCCACGCCTTGCCACCGCCTGATGTGTCAATGACATCATCCTCTAATAAGGGCATGTCTTTTTCTGGCTTTATTTTATAACCGTTACGGATAATATTTGTGTTTGACGTTGCTTGTTTTAATGTTGCAGTAGACGGAGCCAATGTGTTTGCCGGAATCCCGGCCTCAATCAATGCCTGTGTCCCCGTGAACGGCGCAACACCTGTCAAAAGGAATTCATCAACACCCGTTAGCTTTGGAGTTGGTTTCTTCTTTGGCTTAGTGTTTTTTTTAGACGCGGGTTTAGTAACGCCCTGTGCGGCGCGGTTCATTATCTTGATAGGGTCAACGCCGAATGCCATTATCGAGGCTTGCTCCCATAATTGTCACGCTTGATTGTGGTTGTCCCGCTACTTCCGCCTTTTTTTTCTTCCGCTTTCCCTGTACCCCAACCCGAAGTACCTTTAAGCTGTTTGGCTAAAAATCCAGTTGCCGGATTGTACGTTTTGCCTGATTTAATTTGGCTATTAACGGTATTGGCAACTTCTGATTCAACAGCTTTCTTTTGGGAATCATTGAGTGGTTTCCCGTTTTTCTTTTCTGCTTTTGCTATGGCCTTTTTGTTTATCTTTGGAATATCGTTGACGAGTTTTATCTGGTCAACGCCCTTCCCTTTGGTTGTGTTCGTTGCAAAGTGTTCCGCCACCGCGTCAGTTGCAGAAGAAAATATAATATCATTCATGGCTGATTCGTCTTTTGTCAATTTTTCCGCTTCTGTTTCTGCTTTGTCTGCGGCGGTTTCAGCATTCTTTTTACCCGTCCTGTTGGCAATATAAACATCCGTTTCCAATCCGGGTATCCTTGCCGCCGCCGCATCACGCTTTGACTTAGGCAAGCTCATGTCATTTGCATCAAATATTGCCTGATCGAGTTCACCTTGTTTTGACTGGATAATAAGTTCGTCAACAGGATCAAGAGAATCCAACCCCGGCAATACGCCAATGCGACCACCAGAAATAGGCTTATCGTTAGAGCTGTATTCCTTGATAGGCCAAATATTTTCTATGTTCTGCATTTTCAATTCATCCGCCATCTTCGGGGTTATATATCCGTATGTGGTTCCAAAGTCGCCTACCTCACGATACAGGTCTGTCGGCTTGATCCCCTTCGTCTTTGAACCAAGAATATCATAGAAATCAGGCTCATTCAAATATCCGCGTTCGCCCAACTGCTGTTTGATCTGCGGCTGATTCGGATACTGTTCCTGTGGCAAAATGCCGAGCGCGCCCAAGCCCGGAAGTTGTTCAAGCTGTGAACGCCCTTGTTTGTACAGTGCTTCATTGGCGAATTCCGGTATATTCTGCTTAAACAATTCCGGTTCACGTTCGCGCATGAAATCAATCATCCCCGGACGGTCAGACATGATATTTTCAGGGATTACACGATCAGGAAGCGGAGCAAAGCCCCCCTTATAAAGCATGGGGTTGTCCCAATTTTCCATTGCAAATTTTTCTTGTGGCGTTTGCGGCGGTAGCTCCCAACCCTGATCAAGAGCGTATTGCTTTTCAATTCTGTCTTGTGCAAGCCTATCTTTATAATCATTGTCCGAAAGATCATTGGCAAAAACCATATCACTACGCTTGTCCGCGCGCTCACGGTTGTACTGCGCTTCGGCGGCGGCTTTATCCTGATCGCGCATGTACGCCTGATACTGCAACTGACGGGCAATATTCTTGTCGGCCTCACGTTGCTGCTTATATGCGTAAATCGCTTCTAAAATCTCTTTGTTTGCCATTTTAAGCCACCTAACGCATTTGATTGGTGTTCCGGTTGTAATAGAAGTTTCCGCTCGTCTGTGGGCGTTTTGGCTTACTGTAGCGCGAAGCCATGTCAGCCCACCCCGATCCGAACGTGTTCAACAGATTGCTTTGGGAACCGGCACCCTCGTAATATTGCGACGGCGCGGCGGCGGGCTGTTGTGCGGCCCCGCCCATCAGCGCGGCATACGGGTTCCCGCCCATTGCCATGCCCGCGATACCGCCTACCAGTTGACCCCACCCGGCGTTCTTCTGCTTGCGCGCCTGTTCATTCGCCAGATTGCCTTGAAGCTCAAACTGGTGGTCACCATAGCGGCGGGAATACTCGTTCTCCCGGATACCCTGCAATGAGTTGGCAATGTCAGCGGCCATCCCGAGATCGGCGCGCTGTAGCCCTTCCGCGAAAGAGCCAATTTCAGCCGAGCCTATGCCGCTGTCCGAAAACCCGCGCCGCCGCAAACTGGCCTGAATCGCCTTTAACTGTGCGGAGCGTGCGCCCGTGGCCGACGCTTGCATGTCGCCGTATACATTTTTCCAGTTGGCCTGTTCCTTATCGAGATCAATTCCCCACCGGCCACCGTAGATTGAATCTGCCATGATGTTTCTCCTTTAATAGCCAACGACACAAAGCCAAAATTTTTCGTGGCCATACGTTGTCCCCGTATAAGAGGCCGCAATGTAATTAAACGTGGTTGTTTTCCCCGCTGTCGGGGTTATCTTCGCCGCCGCACAGGTTGTTGATGAAACATTTACGCCACCGCCAAAAGCGGCTTCAAGAGCAACGCGCAATACAAATGCGTCAGCGGCGGCGGCATCTTGTATTGTATACTGGCATGTTTCAGTAGCGATTGAGTATGTTCCGGCACTGTGTGCAAGTGCTTGAAAACATCCGCCAATAGCAATGAGCGTTGTGGCTTTATCAGCCGGAACCACTATGGGAGTTAATGCTGTCGGGTCACTGGCATGTGTTGCAAATCCGAATATTTTCAAACCTGTCGATACGCCAGCGGCCATGCCCAACGCCGCGCCGAGTTCCGCAAGAATCTCTTCATCATCGTCACCGGCAAAATAATTTGCGGCATCCGTTATTTTTACGCCTTTGCCGCTGTGCATCGTCTTGGTAATATTCGCGCTCAAATCAGCGTGAGCCGCCGCCGTAACAGAGTCAGCCCCGAGCGCGGTAACACCGGCATTGATAGCATTCTTTATCCGGTCAAAGTTTTCCTGCAACGTAGTGCGGGCAACTTGGCCGGTCAATAAATCAAGAAGTGTAAGAGCCATATCAATACCCTCAATTTCTGTTTTTCGTTTTCAGGCGCAACGTAATCCCATGAATTGACAGCGGATAATGCCCCGTGTAGCTGTAGATAAACTTGACCGTGCTGCCCTCGAGTTCCGCGTCGTAATCAGCGTGGGCCAACCGCGTCATGGAATCCGCATAAATGCTTTCGTCATAAATCGTCAGCGGGTCATCATACGTCGCGTAATGCGCCGGAGCTTCCACGCTTATCTGAACGTCAGCAACTTTTTTGTTGAACTGGTGGCCGCTTTCAAGACTCGATGTAATTATCTGCATCGTTCCAATCGTGTTTGTAAGCGTGTTGCATCGGACAATGACGCGGCTTATGAGCTTGTCCATCGACCAATCGCCGAGCGCATATTCTGGTGACTCTATCAGTACCGTGATGTCCGTTCCGTTATCCGTGTAGGTGTAGTCGTCAAAGTAATATAAATTGTTGTCGTCAGAGAACGAGAAGTAAATTGCATTCGTGTTCCCGTCAGTCTGCCGCGCAATGTGGCTGACTCCCTCAATGTCGAAAACAGTCCAACCGTTTGTGATGCTGTTGTAACAGAGGATACCATTCAAGTAGGTGAATAGAACGCTGTTCCACTGCGGGACCGTACACGCCACACAGTTTGACATGTCCGTGCCTTTTACGAGCGGCCATACACCATTCCCGATAGGATAATTGTTGTCCGCCCGGAACATGTAGAAATTCGTTTTGCCGACATAAACGGCCATTCCGTTGCCGCTCATGTCGTCTGTTTCGGCAATCCCGTGTTGAGCCACACAGCCGTCTTTCCGGGATGTCTGGCGGTTCTCATAGTTGCCGCCGTACTCGCCGATAAGTATCCGGGAGTTGTTGCGCGTGTAATTCAACAGATTATCCGTGTCGCTGTAACTCCAGAGACATGTTGCCCCGGTGCTGTCGAGGAACCTGTTGTCCACCTGAAACGTGTCATTCGCCTCAAACTCCATGTCGGTACCAGGGTCGGTAGTCCATCCGCCCTCAATGCTGAAATAGCAGGTGTTGCGCTCCCCCGTGACAGCCGTTACGACGAACAGCCGCCCGTCGCTTACCTCTGCAATTTTAGGAATCGGCGAATATGCCGACGTACCCGCAAACACAACGTCAGCCTTGGTCGTGGTGTTGTCCATGTATTGGAATACGTTCCCATTGTAAATCAAAAGGTATTGCTGAAAGACAAGGAAGTGGACCTTGTACCCGTCAAGGAGTGTGCCGCCGCCTGTGACCTCTGTGAACGTCGTGCCGTCAAACGTGTATATTTTTGTGTAAGTCGCAGTCTTTGCCGCGATAACCCACACGCTGCCGGTTGGCCGTTCCCACCGGATAAAGCTGTCAATTCCGATGCAGCCAGTTATGCCGGAAGCGTGCGCCTTGAGGTATCCGGGTCGAACTTTTGCAAGGCCGCGCTCATCAAGAATGAAGTTTGTCATGCGCCGCATTTCATTGCCGGGTCCAAAGGGTGGCTCAAGAAGCGACTCTGATTTGTCGAGCCGCATCCCACCTTCAAAATTATCTACCAGTGGTGCCTTGCGCCATTCCTCTGTCAGTGGACTCATGGGATATACACGCTCCCCCCCATACCGAGAGGATAGCCGCGCCCGCGCCCGGTAAACCGGCCATAGACATCTTTGATGACTGGCGACTTCGCGTTTATCTTGGAGTTCTGTATTGAGTTCTTGAATTTCCGAAGCATCATTTGATATTTTGTTTCAGTGATTTGCTCCGAGTTTAATTCTTTGTCGCGGTGTAAAATT